TCGGTGGTGCGGTAGGTGACCGTGACGACGCCGTCCACAGGAAATACTGCCCCTACATTAGGGTTATAGAGCCATGAAACCAATTTATAATAGCTATAGCTATGGGTCCAGCCAAACTCAGGGGCTTTTACTGTTGTAAGAAAATCAGGGAGGAACTGAATAACCCCGGTTACATAATTCACCGTTCCAGCGGTTCCGCCGGAAATCGGGATGCTGCCCGCGCCGTCATCGGTCACGGTCTTATTACCCTCGCCTGCAGGTGCAAAATAAGCCGTAATGATCACTGTATTCCAGACGATCTCTACCGACCCCGGCAGCACCCCTGGATTATCCAGCGTCAGACTCAGCGACCCGTCCAGTTCCCGCAACGGCGCATCGAAAACTTGCGTGAGGGGTGTTCCCCACTGGTAGCCAATAGTGAAGACCGTGCCGCTGGCGGGGAGCGTCGTGGGGGTGATCGCCCATTCCCCCGTGCTGTAACGGATCGTGCCGGAACCCCCGGTTCCCGATAGAACCCCCAGCCCATCATCGGTCAATGAGCCGCCCGTCCAGGTGATCGTGACCGTATTGCGGGCGACCGCGGGGTTTGCGGTTTGCCCGCGCACGACCAGCGGATTGACCGCGCTGCCGCCGCGCTCGGTATAGTTCACCGGGGTCGACCAGGCATAGATGATCTGTGAATCCACATCCGGCAGCGCACCCGTGGTCAAAGTGACCGTCCCGGTTAAAAAGCTGAGCGTGCCGGAGCCGTAACTGGAATCCACGCCACTGAGCGCGCCGGAGCCGCTGTCGTTGATCGTGTACCATTGCCCATTGGTGCGGTAGCTGACGCGCAGTGAACCCGGTACCGGAATCGGCGCGAGGGTGATGACCCAGACGAACCCGCGATTACTCACGGTCACGACCTGCATCGCCGTATCCGCCACTTGCAACGGCTGGCAGGCGGGGCGAAAGGTCACACTCTTAGAAGCTGCGCCGTAGTTCGGGCAACTGCTGTTCCAAGTGGCGACTCCGTTTCCGTAGTCCAGCGTTCCGACCGACGTATCCCCGAGCTTCAACACCCCGCCAACATCCGTGATCGTGGCCCCCGAAACGCTGATGCTGACGCTGCCGGGGTAAACCCCACTACCGAACCACAACGTGGCCTCCGGTTTGATGCACTGCGTCACGGTGGTAAAGCTGGTTGCTGCGGCATTCCCCGCCACCAGTAAGGCGCTGTCGCCACCCGGGGTGACATCCGGGAGCGCGGTTTCTTGAAAGCCGGTGGGGGCCAGCGGGCAATAAATATCCTCCACTTGCACCGTGTAATCCCCAGGGGCAGCAGCGACGATCAGCGGAGAAACGCCACTGAGGCGCACGGCGTCCGGGTTGTAGCGCGTGTCATACACCAAAGGAAGGCTGGTGAGCTGATACGGGTCAGCGCGGGAAGGGTCGGTGCCGACAAATTCGTAGCGCAACGGCTCGGCAATTTCCAGGGTCGCTACGGTGATCAGGAACGCGCCTTGCCCGTCAAAAAACGTGCGGTCTTCACTGGACACTTTGGTAATCCAGACAAATTGCGACGTGGTTTCTACATCATTCGTGCGGTTCACCAGCAACAAGCGCCCGCCGACTTGCGGCAACGCGGTGTCGGGGCGCTGCCAGATCAGGACGGCGCGCTGGCTGGCTAAATGGTGTCCAAACAGATAGCCGTGATACCGCACGCCCCGCGCCACGCCCGTTTCTAACAGCGCCACCAGGGCCGCGCGTTCGTCATAATAATCGCCGGTACTGAACGCCATGACGCGAGTATTCGGGTCTTCCGGCGGCTTAAAGATCACCACGCCCGCGTCTAAATACTTGTCGGTATCGGCGCTGGTCACGGCAGCATAGGCCTTGCGCAGCGACAAATCCCCCGCGGCCCGGTCTACATCGGACACATCATCGAAAATCTGATTCGACGCGCCGGACACAATCTCGTTGCCGGACATTTGCCCGCCGCCGTCTTCGTTGTCGGTCATCCGCTCGGCGGTGTAAAACTTCAGGGTGTCGATCGTAATCGCCATTTAGCGGGCGCTCCGTTGTGCGGCTTCCAGCGCCGCGAGGAAGTCTTCGGGATTCTGCGTCGTGGTCATCGTCTTGGATTGCCCGGACGCCGTGGTGAATTTGATTTCATAGGTTTTGGCGGGGCCAGCGGCTTGAACGCCCTGATCAAGGCGGTCTAATTGGCGTTGATTGGCGTCAATGGTCGCTTGATAGTCGTCAGTCACCTTTTGCAGCGGAATAATATTTTCTCGATAAAAAAACGCGGCCTTTGACATCGTGAATTGCAGGTCTTCAACCCTTTTTTCGTAGTCTGCACTATTCTCCTGACCTTGCAGGGACTCCCTGATTTGCGCGGCTTTATCGCTGAGTGATTGATAAGTGGTTAAATGAGCGTCAAGCTTGGACTGTGATTCATCTAATAGCTTCTTTTGGGTTGCAATCCAGTCTTCTTTCTGTTGTTTAAAGCTATCGATGGCGGCTTTGTTGCTGGATTTTGCCAAGGTGTCGATATAGTCAAGCGATTGCTTCGTCTGTTTTTGTGCAGCATCTTCCCAACCAACCGGCGGGCCAAACAGCGCTTGTGCAGAAGGGGCAGCGCCGCCTCCGGCATTGGCCGCTTTCTCGCTCGCCGCCCCCATCTTTTCTATCTCGCCGGTGGCAGCCTGCGTTTCTTCCTGAATCGCTTTGAGTTTGTTCTGATACTTATCGAAGGTAATGACGCCTGCCTCCAACTGCGCCACCCACTGCACGGTTTGCGCTTGCAAATCGGCTAGTTTTTCGGTAATCGTCGTCATTAGAGTACGCTCTGCAGGTCGCTAAAATTCTGCTTAATCTCCGCCGATTGATTCACCATCCCGGATAAATCCTGACTCGCAAAGCCTTTCATTTTGCCGCTCACGGCGTCAATTTCCTCCCCCACGGAGCGCCAGGCGTTGCGCGCGGTATCGGCGGCTGTGCTGGTGGTTTCTTGATTCTTGGCGTTTTCGTCGGCGAGTTGTTTCAGCTTTAAATTATGCAGTTCATCAGCACGCGACTTGGCGTCTTGATATTCTTCGCTGGCCAGTTGCCCGGACTGCGCATACAAATCTTCAATTTGCGCCAAGCGTTCCTGTTGCTCAATATCCAGTAGCGCCTTTTGATCGCCCTTCAATTGCAGAATCTGCTTATTGAAATCCTGCGCCATTTCCGAAAGCGCAACCTCCGCCTCGAGGGCCGCGGTTTTAATGGCTTCCAGTTTTTGGCGGGCTTGTTCACCGGCTTGAGTGAGTCCTTGAATATGGGTGCGGCCATTCGTCGCCATATCGACGAGACGGGATTGAGCTTTATCCGCTTCCCGTCCAGTGCCTTCAGCGATCGCGGCTGTTTTTTGCAGTTCTTCGTTGAATAACTCTTCCGCTTGCAGCGCCTCTAAAACAGCACCCTTCGCTTTTTGTACCGCATTTCCATATTGACCTATCGCCAAAGGCCCGTAAAACGTGCCTGTCACATTCATGGATTCCGCAAACGCAAGACCCGCCTCAGTGAGTCCTTCATAGCCCGCGATCAACTGAACCACGTTCGCCATAACGCTGGCTGTCGCTTTTTTACCTTGTTCCCCGGCTTTTTCTTGTGCGTCCCCGGATTCTTTTGCCGCGTCCCCGACCTCCTTTTCCGCCTCCGCTGACGCTTTCGCGCCGTCGGCTTTATCCTGTTCCGCGTCCTGCGCATCCTTGAGCTTGGCGATTTGCTCATCCAGTTGCGCCAGCTTTTTCTGATTGGCTTCATTGAGTTCGCCTTCCGCCAACAGCGCCAACCGCTTGGCGTCCGCCAAGTCAATTTCCGCCTGACGCTTCTTTTTCGGCCCGGTCGATTTTGAGTTCCTGAACTTTGACGGTATCGCCCTTGGCTTCGGCCTGGGCGATTTCCACGTCAATCTCCCGAAGCTGGGCGTTGTAATGCCGTTCAACCGCCGCCGTTTCCCGACTGAGAGTCTCGCCTTTCTTTTCGTACAGCCGGATCAGTTCGCCCACTGGCCCCGCCATCAGTTCCGCTTGGCGCTTTTCCCGTTCCTGTACTTTGATCTGCGCATCCGTGGCGGCAATATCCTTTTCCCGTCCGGCCACCACTTCGGCTATCGCGGGATACTTCTGCTGAAGCGCCGCGAGTTCCGCCTGATCTGCCGCGCCTAATACTGATTTGCGCTGGGTTAAATCCGCAATGCGTTCAGCAATGAGTTGGTACTGTTGCAACTCCTTTTCTTGCTCAATCCGCTTGGCTTGGAGCGCGGTCAGTTCCGCCTGCGCGACCTTTACGGACGCCTCGGCAATGGCGGTACTGTCGCCTTTCGCCTGCGCCAGTTGCAGCTCCGCTTGTGCGGCATCAACGGCGGACGCCGCGCTTTTAACGTAGGCGTCGGCAATGGCGCTCGCGACCGTGACCAGCCGTTGATTTTCTTCGTACAGGGCTTTCTTCGTGGGGATCGCTGCCGTTGCCGCGGCGCTTTCGGTGTTCGTTTCCCGAATCGCCCGCTGCACTTCAGCCGTGTACTCTGACGAAGACTGCGTCAGGTTTTCATTGGCGACTTTCAACGCGGCTTGGGCAGCGGCATTCTCTTTTAAGGCGAATTCATAGACCTGAGCGCTGCCGGTGCCGTTATCCATGGCCAGGCCCAGTTGCAGGTAATTCGCCTCGGAAGCGCTGGCCGCTTTCGCCGCCTCTTGTTGCGCGGTCTTGGCGCGGTCTAGCAGCCCGGCATAGTCGGCCAAGGATTTCTTGATCGGCTCCAGGGCAGCCGCATCCGGCGCAATCTCCGCAGCTTTCTTGAGGTCGTTAACGGCGACCGTCGTTTCATTCGCCGCCACCTTCAGGCGGTCAAAGGCCGCCTTCATTTCATTGCCGTCGGTGGCGACTTGTTGCAACAATTCACTGGCGCGGTTCTTCATTTCCAGCGCCTTGGCGTTCAGCTCATTGGCGCGTTCGACACTGCCTAAACCGACTTTGGATGCCGCCTCTTCAATCACCGCCAAGTTGCCTAAGACCGATGCCGCAATGCCCGCCAGGGCCGCGCCGAGGGTTTTAAAGCCTGCGGTCAAGCCATTCCAGGCGATCACCAGGCTTTCCGCAACGATCGTCCCGGTCTTCCCGACGCCTTCAAAATGGCCTTTCGCTTGAGTGACAAAGTCCGCGAGGCTGGCTAACGCCCCGGCAAAGTCAAACTTCATGACGAAATCGCTAATGGCCTTCCCGGCGGCTTCGCCAAAGTCCTTAATCGTGGCTTGAACGGCTTTGAACTTGTCGCTACTGAGTCCCTCTTGAAACGCCGCGCCGAGGGCGTTGACCTGCACGGTGATCGGCTCCAACAGCGGATCGAGCAGCGCGGTTTTCAGGCTTTCCCAGGCGCTCGAAAGCGTCGCCAGTGCACTCTTGAGATTGCCCCCCATGGCGTCAGCGGAGGCCTTAGCCGCGCCTTCGGCGTTCTTCAACTGCGCCGTGTACTCGTCTAACCCGGCTTGCCCTTCGCTGATCAGCGCCCGCAAACCCGGCCCGGCTTCCTGACCAAACGCCAGAATCGCCCCGGAGGCTGCGCCGCCTTTATCCTGCAACGCCGCTAACACCGTGCCTAAATCCCGACTGGAAATCCCCAGCGCGGTCAATTCGGTACTGGCTTTGCTGGCCGGGTCTAACAAGGCGGTCAGAACCGCCTTCAACGCGGTACCCGCTTCACTGCCTTTAATGCCGTTTTTGTGCAGCAGATCAAGCGCCGCAACCGTGGACTCTAAATCCATCCCGGCGGCTTTTGCGGTACCGCCGGCGGCGGTCAGCGCCTCGGCGAGTTGGCTGGCGCTCGAGGTGGTGATGTCCGCGCCTTTCGACAGCACATCCGCCATGCGCCCGGCCTCTTCAAAGCCCAGGCCCATGATGCTGAGGGAGTCGATCAGTTTTGTGGCTGCCGCGTCCGCGCTGATTTGTTCGGCGGACGCCAGCGCCAAGACTTGCGGCAAGGTGGCAATGGCTTCACTGGCTTTTAATCCCGCTGCCGCCAGCGACTCCATCCCCTGCGCCGCTTCTACCCCGGAAATGCCGAATTGCGCGCCGAGTTGTTGCGCCGCCGTCTTGAGTTGATCGACCTCCGCGCCGGTGTACCCGCCTTTAGCCGCGACCCGATCCAAGGCCGCTTCCAGTTCCGCGGCCCCCGCAATGCCCCCGCCGAAGACGCCGGTAAACGCCTCGCGGATTTTCCCGGAAATGACTTTGGTGTTGTCATCCAGGTATTTGAACAGCTTGCTGAAGGCCGCGCTGGCGTCATCCTTGGCGGTGATCAGGAGTTGCAAGACGAGGTTACTGTTCGGAGCGGCCAAGGGGTTATACCGTCATCAGTTTGAGGGAGCGGATCAGGTACCAGCGGTCACTGGCGGGGTCGGCGGGCGCAAAGCCCCGGAAAATCGGTAACGGTTCGGCTTGGAGTGCGTCCGTCGCCGCCATCACCGTGAAGGTGCGGGCGTCGTGCAACGTTAGGGTGAACGTGGCGCCGGTCACGTCCAGAGCCGTCTTGAGGGTCAGGAGGTCGGCGCGGGAAAGGCCCGCCGTGTGGTAGGTCCCGTCGCTTTTGCCGGTCAAGGTGATCGGGCGTCCGGCGAGTTTCGTACTGGTTTGCACGATCAGCGCGCCGGTGAGCGAGTAGTCGCTGCTCTGGGCGACGGGCGTCCAGGTGAATTCGTCCTCCCAGACCAGCGTCGCCGGGAGGGTGAGGCTGCCCAGGAGGATCGCCATGGTTACGCGCTCAGGTTCGACAGGTACTCATACTGCCACGGCGAGTTGTAAGTCGTGGGCGTGAGCAAGTCGCCGGACAACGCGCCCTTGATGTACCCGCCCGCGCCCAAATCGAACTCGCCGCTGGCGGACAAGCTGGCTTTCCAGATGTTCAGCCGACACCGCTTAGCGCTGACCTTTTCCGTCCCGGTACCCACCAGATGCACATAGGCGTCTTTCGCCTTGCCCGCCTGGTAGATAATCCCGGTGCGCGTCGCGAGGTGGTAGCTGAGCTTGGCGATGGTGACGCCCGTCGCCGAGGTCGCTTTGAACAGCCCGTTGATGGTGTCCACGGCGTAGTGAGTACTGGCCACCACCACATCGGCGCTGGTCTTGGCGACGATTTCCGTACCGGTATCGTGCGGAGCGATATGGGCATTGGCCAGCTTGATCCACACATCCAAGACGGGCGTAATCGCTTCATCCGTGACGGCGCTGGTGGTCTGGCTCAACTCGCTGGTGTCCGCGCCCAGGAGTAACGCCAGTAAATCCGGCGTCATGGACTGGAATTCCGCCGACAACGTGCCCGGGTCGGTCGGCTTGGCGACGCTCGCCATGACCTCGCCGTAGCTGCTTTCCATGTTGCTGATCAGGCGATCCTGTTCCTGTTTCATCGCGGTAATGGCGACTTTGGTAAAGTCAATCGGCCCGTAATACTGGGTCGGCGCGACGTCGCCCGTCCAGAAGCCGATCTTGAATTCGTTGCGCAGGTAGGTGTAACTGACGGCTTGGCTGATGGCCATGAGGGACTCCAAATAAGCGGAAGGGGGAGCAGGGCCGATAGACCCTGCGCACTCAGAACTAGGTCTTGGTCAGCTTGATGACCGCGGCAGGCCGGGTGCAAAGGTTCAGCGCGTTGCTTTGCGCCTCCAGGTTGACCCCCTTACCGAAGGACATGACCTCCGCCTTGGCGTACAGCGGCAAGCCCACGGTATTGACCGTTTCGTTGTAATCCGCCGGGCCGAACCGAGTCAGGAACAGACCGGGAACGCCTTCGGGAACCGCGTAGGCTTCATCGACCGGAATGAGCGTCGCGCTGGTGCCGCGATACCGTTCCCACTGAACACCTCCCCATTCCACCGCGCCCGTCGGATTGCTGCGCAATTGATCGGAGTTTTGGTATTTGAGCGTGTCCGCGACCATGGCGTGTTCAATGAACTCGCTCCAGAAGGTTGCGCCGCACAGAATACGCACCCCGCTGTACGGCGTTCCCCCCAGAGCGCTTTCCATTTTGGTCAGGATACTCAGCACTTTCTGGCGCAGCTTGGTCGTCGCCGTAGTCAGCGCCATAGCTTCTGTTTGCTGGCTGACGCCGAACTCCGTGAACAGCGAGGTGCTGGCCCCGGCGGCATTGATGTAATTCCCCATGACCGCCGTTAACCGGTGGTGTTCCAGAATCAACTCAATGCTCTGGCGCATCCGTTCCAGGTAGCGGGTTTGCAAGTCCGTGACACTTTGCGCTGCCGTTTCTTGCCCGAAGGCCCGCACGTTTTGCACTTCGTCCGCCAAAATACTGGCCATGGCGGGAATGTGCGGAATAACGAACGAGCGCACGGTGCGCTTTTCGCCGGTCAGCGCCGTACCGACCGCGCCGCGCGGCTTGACAGTCAGCACCGACAACACGCCCGCCAGTTCTTCGATGGTCAGGGTAGTCGTGTTGACGCCCTGTTCCTGGAACCAGCCCAGTTCGCCGACCCGCATCGGCTTGAAGGGAAGTTGGTTGATCGCATAGGTCAGCGCATTCAGGGTGAACGCGCCACTCGTGGTGTTAAAGACATCCCAGGCCATGAGCGTTCTCCCTTAACGAACGATGATGTTTTTGAGCGCCAGCGCGGTATACGCAGCGGTCTTGGCGGTGGCGTCGGCGTCGGCGTGCCATTGCAGCGCCGCGGTTTTGACGGCAGCGAGCCGGGCAATGACCACGGCGGTTACGTCAGCGGTAATGTCCACGGGCGACAACAGCACGGCGACGGCGGTTTGCGCGCCATTGGTCAGGCCATCGTCATAGGCGGTGTATTTACCGCCGGTGGTGATCTTGCCCAGGACGGTACCCGCCGCCAACACTTCACCGGACGACCCGGCAGCGAGGGTGACTTCATCCCGAGACATCAAGGGTTCTTCGTAGAGCAGAAATTCGCCGGCGTACCGGCCTTCAGTTTGTGTAGCCATAGCGAGACTCCGTTATGCGGCTTTCGATTGGCGGGCCGCGTAAATATCGGCGGTCGTGGGCGGAGCGGCAGGCGCTTGCCCGTGATCGGGGTTGGGGTTCCAGCCGGAGCCTCGCGCCCCAGTTTTGAAGAGACCGGGCTTGCTTTGGGCTAACAGCGTCACGCCGTCCGCCAGCGACGTATGCCCCTTGTCGCCTTTGTACAAAATCTGTTCATCCTGCCATTCGACTTGCTGGCGCAGGTAGGCTTCAATCACCTCGCGGTCGACCGGGTCTTTCCCGGCCAGCGCTTTGCTGATCTCCACGTCCAACAGCGTGTGCCGGTGTTTGCCGGTCAACTCCGCCAGGGCGCTGTCCCGCGTTTTCAGGTCGGTTTCATAGCGGCGCAGTTTGGTTTCCAGTTGCTTGAGCGCCTCGGCCTGACCCTTCGCGGGCGGCAGGGTGTCCACATCATCCGGGGACTCAATCCCCAGCTTTTCCATCAATTTCTGATTCAACGCCTCCGCCGTCTCAGCTTTGGCTTTGAGGGCTTTACGACCCTCCACACTTTCCTTGCGGGCAGCATCGCGCTGCCCGGTCAAGTCATTCACATAGGTTTCCAGTGCGGCGAAGTCCTCGCCCAGCCGGTCTTTGAATTTGGAAATGTCCATTAAGGGCCTCGCGCCGTTAAAACTCAAAAGAATAATAAATAGGTGCTATCATAGCATTAAATTATATGCAAGGGAAAAATTTATGGCGACTACTTTTTCTGCTGCCCGGTTTCAATTCATTGCCGACGCCCTGAACGGCGCGGGTCCCTTTGCTGACGGCTCCGGCCTGGTGCAATACCCGCGAGAATCCGCCGACAAGTTCACCCGGCGCAAAGCGATTGCCTGGTACGCCAACGCCCTGCGCCCAGCGGTGCAGCGGTTCGTCGGCTATCTGATCAAGCGCCCGCCGCAACGCGAAGTCACCCAGCCCGCCTTGACGGCGTTTGTCGATAGCTGCAACTGGCAAAACGACAATCTGGATGTGTTTTGGATCGGGTTCATGCTGGAGGCGAAGGCGCGGGGGTCGATGCTGTTGTTGGTGGATATGCCCGCCGAGGGGATGGACACCGAGCGCACGTGGCCACACTTGGTGATGATTGAACCCGAGCGGGTGTTGAAGTACGTCCTGGACGCGCAGGGTCAATTACAGCGCATCGTCATCAATGACACGATTCCCGATAAGGACGGTCAGCCGCAAAAGGTTGAACGCGAGTACACGACGACCGGTTGGAAATTCACCGGGGCGATCAATCAAACCGGAACCCATGACCTGGGCGTCTGCCCGGTCTTGGCGTTTACCGAGGGCGGGCTGTTCCCCAATACCGGCGAATTCGCCACGATTGCCGACCTCTCCAAGCGCCTGTACAACCTGCGCTCTGAATTGGATGAAATCCTCCGGGCGCAAACCTTCAGCCTCTTAACCTTCAAGGTACCGACCGACCGCTTTCCGGTGGACTTGGGCGAGGTCGCGCAAAGTATCAGCACCCATAACCTGTTGCAGACCTTTGAATCGGGCGCGGAGTTTATCGCCCCGCCGGAAGGCCCCGCGCGGATTTACCTGGACGTGATCGCGCAAATGCAGGCGTTGATTGACCAGGCCGCCTTGATTGTGGATTTGCCCGGCAATATTCAAATCTCCGGCGTGGCGTTGCAGATGCGCTTTCAATCGCTCAACGCCAGTCTGGTGCAGTTTGCCCAGCGCATGGAAGACTTTGAACGGCGGGTCTGGGAACTGGTGGGGCTGTGGCTAGGGATAGAGCCGAAGGTCAGTGTCAGTTGGGGCAAGGATTTCAGCCTCGCCGATCTGAAAACCGAGTTGGAAATTGCCCAGAACATGACCGCGTTGAATACGCCCCCAGCCTATCAGCAAGCCAAGCTGAAGCAACTCATTCAACTGGATTTAGGTGCGCTGCCCGAGGATGAATTGGCCGCCGTGCTGGCCAGCGTTGATGAGGTGCAGCAGGAAGTGGCGGTACCATGATTGAACTCAACATCGAAGGGCTGGCGGAGATCCGCGCGACGTTCGCCCAGCTGGTGCCGGAAGTCAAACAACAGGTGTTGAACGGACTGGCGCAGGTGTCCTATGACACGGCGCAACAGCAAGCCGATACTCATACGCAAACCGGCGCGCTGGCCCGCTCACTGCGCTTACGGCCCGACGGTGAATCCGCCTGGATTATCGATCACAACCTGCAAGCCGCGCCTCATGCCCTGTTTGTCCATTGGGGAACGCGGGCGCACATCATTCGCCCGAAAGATAAAAAGGCGCTGCGTTGGCCGAGCGGGCAAGGCGGGGCGACGGTGTTTCGGTTTGCGAAGTTCGTCAACCACCCCGGCTATAAGGGCGACGCTTGGCTGGTGAAAGCCGCTGATGAAGCCGTCAAACAATTTGACGCCATTGTGCGTCGCACTCAAGGAACCGTCCAATGATTGAATACCATGATGCGTATCTCGCCCCGTTGATCGACGCGACCCCGGAGTGGGAAACCCGCGCTGCTGAAGAGGTGGCGTTACTGGGGACGTTTCCCGATCCGTGGCCCGACAAGTTGACGCTGCTGCGCGCCTATATCCTGTGCTGTCTGGAAAGCTCCGCCAGCAGTGAAGACGTGTTCAGCCTGAAGCTCAAACACTATCAGACCGAGTGGAAAGAGGCGTTCAGGCAGGCGCAGTCGGCGGTCAATGTGGCGGCGGAACGTCCGGCGCTGGCGCTGTTTGTCCCGATTGAAAGAGGTTAACCATGACGCTGTTTGAGTTGCTGACCCTGATGAAAACCACGCTGGCCGCGGTACCCAACGTGGCCACTTGCAAAATCGGCCTGGAGACCGCGATCACGCCCGCCGATTATCCGATTATTCGGATCGTCCCCAGCCGCCTGCAACCGCCGAATGAAGGCTCGGCGCGGCGCGGCATGGAGGTATTGATCTATTTTGGCGCTCCGGTCTTGGAGGTCAGTGGCGGGCTGGAGGCGGTCTATGCGGCGCTGTTCACGCTGGAGGCAGCGATTCTTGAGGCGGTGCAATTTGCGCTGATTCAGGCCGGACTGAATGCGGGCGCGTTCCTACGCTCCGAGTATGTGGAAACGATCACCGATGAAGATCGCTTGCCGCA